CCGTTGGGTACAATATTTTCGCTAGTGTTAGTACTAACACCGTTTACTTCGCCTATCCCTTGTACCCCAGTTAAACTGAAGCTTGGTACAATGGATACACTACCTATAGAGCCTGTGCCTTCAACGCCTGTGGGTCTAACCAACCCGGTGTAGTTCAGTATTACTGTTCCTACTGCGCCTGTACCCTCTACTCCTGTAGGAGTAATGTTGGCCGTATAGTTTACAGAGACAGTACCGACAGCCCCTGTACCGACTACGGAAATGCCATTAGCACCCCACGCGCCTTGACCCCAACCACGCGCACCCCAAGTTGCACCGAGGTCTACAAGGGTAGAGGCTTGACCACCCCACCTATTGTGACCCCAAGGACGTTGACCCCATCCGCTCATGGCAGTGGCCTGTTACGCTATACGAATAATCGCAGTAGCTGCTGCCGCTGTAGGGAATTGAATCTGGAAATCACCAGTGCTTACTGTCTGATCCCCACCAAAACTCAACACCGCACACGCAGAGTTAGAATCAGTTGTGTCGTAAATCAACCCTCCACACGTTGTAAACGAAGAGGAAGTCCATGTTACTGAACTGAAATTAGTAATGGCTGTTGTACCATCGGCTGTAGGTGTAACAGAAGTAAGAAGCTTACCCCCTGTGGTATATCCTGTACCCGACAGTTCATCAGTATTTCCAGTAACATCACTGTAGTTAGTGGTTGCCGCGCCGTATGTACCACTACCAGAAGCAGTAGCTTTAAGAAGTGCCAGCTTAAACGTGGTACTCCCTGCGCTGAAGTTGTGTAAACCCTTCATCAGTTCAACTTTAAATGATGTGGGCATTGCAGTTGTGATTGTAATTGCCATATTAGACCTCTAATAGTTTCACTAGTTCTGGATGCCCAGCATCCGTAAAACGGTTGGTTAATGTAGTATTGTGAGAAGCCACAGCTTGACGTAAATAGTTCAGCATTACGTTTCTAATGTCTTCTCTAAATGCTTCTGCTTGCGCCTGTATAACAGGGTGTGAGTTACTTCCAATAGATATAACTTCATTTACGGCTTGCTCTGCAAGTTCTTCAGGAGTAAACCCCCGACCCGAAATCATGGTAGCTGTTGCTATCCCTATTTTTGCACCGCCTTTTGTACTAATCATAAATAATCCTAATTAGGTGGAACCCTTACTACTCCAGAGCGGTATGTGTCTGTTTCTAATCGCCCTGCACCTAAATTACGTAAAAGAGTTACTGCTTGTACGTATAGTTTTTCATACAGAGCTACCATGTCTGGTTCACCTTTTTGAAACCTTATAGCTTGTACCAAAGCTCCATTAAGTAATGCTGAATCAAACTCTGTGCCTAAGTATGTAGTTCCCGCTGTAACAATAGACTCAGGGTACTCAGCAAAATGAATTTCTGACTGATACGCCGCATCAGGAGTTGGGCCTAGAATAAACGTAGTTTGCCCGAATATACCGTAATGCACAGGTAAACCTGTGGCTGTAGGTAAAGGGTAGGCTTCTCGCATAAAACTAACGTCTTTGTTCAGCAAATAGTGGTAGTTCCCAGCACCATCTATAACCGCCAAAGAATACACATAAAGTATATTGGACGGCATCGTCAGGTACTTGTTGTTAAGACTCATGTTACCTGTTTGATTTTTACGCATGGCAGGTAAATCTACCGTAGCAAATATCAACTGCTCGGCCTGTTGCGTAAACATAGCCAACTGGTCATTCGTAAATGTTTGCTCACAAATGTCTTGTATATTGGTTTTAAGTTCGGTGTAGTTCACCTAACACTCCCTACGCCATAGGCCCACGAGCCATAGTACCTTTGGTGGCTGCGCCAACACCGCGTATTTTTATTCCACTAGTTTTAACTGTTCCAGAAGATTGTTCTGGTGAGTTAACTTTTGTGCCGGGATTGTATTCTTTAATACCACCCACTTTTTTTACTTTAATCTTGCCCATTGCTTCACCTCATCAGGTTGGTGTATTTGCTTGTCCACCCATACCACTATGGGCAGCACAATAGTAGTGTAATGTAGGTGCGCCCGTAGCTACTGTTATCTGCGTATACGCTCCTGCATTTCCCGGTACACCGCTGGTAGTTACTCCAGTAGTGTACTCTACTCCTCCACCCCATGTTCCATTCGGGGTTGTTGAAAACCTTAACGGGTGTGTGCCATTTGTACCCGCTGATTGATCAAACTTATAAGTGTTCCCCTCAAACAAAGTTAATGTGGGACTTACCACACCATCTATATAAAATTTATTACCTGTGCCATACACGTTTGTGCCTGTAGCTACTGTCACCGTCAGCGTAGTGGTAAGTATTATAGACACTTCCCCAACATGCCCAAAAGCAAAGATAGGGTCTACTGGCTGTAATCGCGCTCGACTTTCAGGATACCCTGTAAAATCGGGTCTGGGATCGCGTATTGCCTGTGGGTCACTCACAGGAAACGTGCCTAGCATTAGTTGTGGTTGGTCAGGGTTCCAGCACTCTGGACACGCCTTTATACCCGTAACCACAGCTTTTATTACAAGGGGTTTTAGCTGCCGTAACCTATACTGAAACCCACATATATCACATTCTGCTAACGCATTTTGGCCCGATGCAAATCTTTCGCTCATAGCTATCTAGGCCCATATAAACGAGGAACAAGCATTTCAGAAGCTTTCTCTCTATCTTCCCCCGCTGCCAACGTGTACTGTTCATCGTACTGCGCTTTTAACATTTCTAAACGTGGCATACCTTCTGGTAATTTAGTGGCTATGTAGTATGCCAATCCTGATACCAATGCAGGGAAAAACCTAAACGGCATGTCAGGGGTCTGTACACCAGCCCCTGCATCTTGTATACGCCGTAGTCTCCAGTACCTAACAATATAGTAAGGAGTCCCAACCGTTCCTTGGTCGGGAACAGGCCATACTGTAATAGTAGGATGGTCACGCAAACGGTCTACCCAACACTGTATAGGTCTACCTTGCGTAAGTTTGTTAGGTATAGAAGCGTAATTATCTACACTAATACGAGAGAGATTCAGGTCAGTCTGTAAAGTAGTGCTGCCTTCGTTAGTACGAATAACTTGTTCAAGTAAATCAATAGTATCCGCAGGAAGATTGTAAGTAGCAGTCCCTTGACCAAGGTTTACAAACCCTTCGTCAATCGTCCACATATTTACACCACGATTTGCCCACTCGATGGTAAGCAAATTCATGGAACGCCTAGCCGTCTTTAAATCGTAACCGGAGTGAAGCTCACGCCCAGCACGTTCAAAAGCTTCTTCAGCAACTTCTGTGAAGTCCATTGTGAATGCTGTAGTGCCAGACGTAGCCATACTTTAGCGTCC